GGAGACCCACTTTGCCTGAATTCTATTTCTGCCATCGGCCAATTCATTTGAATTTATTTTGTTTGGCTTAAGTATAATGTCCTCTGATATCGCCAAGCTGGCCGTGTATGACAGCCGTATTGTTCAGCAGCAGCCTAGTTATGCGGTAGAGAAGGGAGCACTTTCTATTACGAATAGCCCTTTCTCTGCTATCTCTCAGAGCCAGAGCCAGCATTCTTACAATATCTATGTACCCTCTGAGAACGTGTATGTAGCTCGTGATATGGACTGGTCTAGCACGGTGAATCTACGCATTGATGTTCAGCTAGGCGACACTGCTGGCGGCCAGTATCCTATTGGCCAGCCTCTCCTAGAGCTTGGTGTAGATGGTTCTCTAGCTGCTTTTCCCCTAAACAGCATGTGCGCCACTATCACGGCGACCATTAACGACACCACAACCACCATTAACTCTCAGGATGTGCTAACTGAGATTATGCGTCTAACTGACTACCGTGCCAACAGGGTTCAGCGCACTTGCCCGACGATGTTAGATAAGTATCAGAATAATGCTGATGCGCTCAATGCGCAGAATGACCCTATTTCTGGCTACACCAATGCCGCCCACGACTATGCCGAGCCTACCAACGGGTCTTGGAACAACCTAGTATTCACAACGTCAACTGGCACTGTTCTGCTACCCAGTGTTGCCTCCACTACCTACGTAGATTCTTACGGCAACACGGTGGATGTAACAGATGGCATTCCTGTCTCTACTGACCAGGGTGGTGGCACAGTGAACGGCATTTACAGTGTGTATCTACAGTTCAGGACCACTGAGAAGCTCAGTCTAAGCCCTTTTGTCTTTGCCAACGAGCATGGTGAGGACACTGGTCTATTTGGTATCAACAACATCCAGCTAGTGATGAACATGCGTGACCCCAACAGGGCGATGCGTCTTCGTGACAAGTATGTTGGAACTACGACCAAGCTCTACTATGGCACCTCTGTCGCCCCTGCCCAGTATTCTCCTCCCATTAGTTACAACACTGGTGTGGGCACTGGTCCTTTCAGTGACTCTCAGCTACACGTCCAGTTCTTAACACCTAGTCTAAGCATTCCTCTACCTCCTAAGAGCTGCGTGCCTTACATGGAGTTCCCTCGTTACATTACGCAGGTGGCTAACGCTCTACAGCCCAATGAGAGTGCTCAGCTAGTGTCTCAGACGATTACCCTTCCCCAGATTCCTGACCTGCTCATTATCTACGTGAAGGCTGTGGCAGACCCTGCTGCGACGGCAGTTGACCGTTCTCTAGACCCTGCCCTACCTCAGTATGGCGCTGCTTACCTACCTGTGCTAACATCTCAGAACGGTGCTCGCTCTGTAGCTCCTCTAAGCGTGAACTTTGATAACTTCTCTGGTCTTCTTTCCTCTCACACGTCAGAGCAGCTATATGCCATGAGCGTGCGTAATGGTCTAGAGATGGACTGGAACACTTGGTCTGGTGCTGGTCGTGTATCTTCTGGTGCTGGTGGTCGCAGTGTGAGCACGGTTGGTGGGTTCCTAGTGCTAAAGCCTGGTGTAGATTTGACTCTCCAGGAGGGCCAGGCACCGTCTCTAGTGGGCAACTTTACTCTTCAGTTCAACCTAAGTGTGCGCAACACGTATGGCTTCTCTGTACGCCCTCAGATTTTCATCATTACGGCTAACTCTGGGTTCTTCGAGAGCATTCGTGGTTCTTCTCGTATCATCAAGGGTGTGCTCTCAGAGCAGGACATCATTGCAGCACCTCTGGCCCCTGCTGGAACTCTGGCTGGTCTTGCTCGCATGGTGGGTGGCAAGATGCTCCGCATGGCTAACCGCATGATGTATGCTGGTCGCCCTGAGCGTAAGGAGTCCGAGGCCCCTGACCGCAGAATGGCATCTAAGAAGTCTAGCCTTGCTGAGCGTCTAATGTAAATGTCTATTTATCTGATATTAATGTAAAATAAATATGCTAGAGAATCTCCGGCATATTTATTCTATAAGATTTATTTTATACAGTCTAAATATAATGGCCTTAGAATCTCTTTCTAACCCACTCCAGGCATTGGTGTCACTACCCTATGCGATGAACTTACGCTCTCAGGATGCCACAACGAACAACGCAGAGTGGTCTGCGACGACTCAGTATTTTATCAACGATGTAGTGCGTTCTCCTCTTACTGGCGGTCTATATGTATATGAGGCGTGGGATGGTGCTCAGAATTTACCATCTGCTATTGTTTCTGCTAATGACCCGTCTAGTGTTGGCGGCCAGGCTGAGGGCTGGGCATCTGCTCAGGGCAATGGACTAAAGACTGTTGACCAGAATTCTGCGGCAGTGACTGGTGTGGCGGCAGGTGCGGCAGGCTCTCTTGGTGCGACGGCTGGTCTGACTCTTACACTTCTCAACCCCATTGGTGTTGCTTCTACATGGCTTGTAAAGCTAGATTACAATGCGACTCTAACTGGTGCTGGTGCTTTTGCGGCCACTGAGTGGGTTGTTTGGACGACGACTACTAATGGAGCTGCTCCTACGGTTCGTGTATGTAATCACGTCTTTGGTGCAGGCGCTGTTGGGTCCGGCTCACCAGTGTCTGTTGTTGTGACTCTTCCTGCTGACGCAACGACTGTAACTGTGACTGGTGTACAGAGTGCTACATCTGCTGTTCTACTATTCACTGGCGGTGTCGTTGCGACGTATGCTCGCCTTGCTTAAAATAATAATCTTAGTAGATGAGCGTTCAAGGACTTCAAAACCCTTATGAAAGACTACAGGTTCTTCCGACGACAATGAATTGGCGTGGGGCGTGGCTAGTGACTCAGACCTACTTTAAAAATGATGTTGTAATCAGTCCTATCAATGGAGCTTCATATATTTTAGCAAATCAGACAGCTGTTCAAGGTGGGCCAGACCCTTCAGCTGACCCAGAGTTTGTAGAACTCTCTCCTCTTTCGACTGGTGTGATTGGTCTTACAGCTGGAACGGCAATTGGTATTGACAATACGAATCCTACTAATCCAGTGATTTCTAATGATGGTGTGAGGACATTAGATGGCGATGGAGTTACTATTGTTGTAGATAATACAGACCCAAACAATCCAGTAATCTCATCTAACTCAATCACTATTCTTCAGCAGGGCCAGGGCATTTCTATAAATAATAATAATCCTCAGATTCCAGTTATTGGTAATACTGGCGTCCGTCAGATTTTGGCAGCTGATGCGTCAATAACTGTCTCTAATCCTACGGGCATTGTGACACTCTCAGCGAATGGGCTTCTTGGTGTTACACAGGGGCTTGGTATAGCAGTGACTGGCACAGCACAGAATCCTGTGATAGCAAATGCTGGTGTTGTGAGTCTAGCTGTGGGTGCTGGTCTTTCATCAACAGGTGGAGCAAATCCGACAATTGCTAATACTGGTGTTCTGTCAGTGGCCGCAGCAGACACTAGTATTGTTGTAAGTGGTACAGCACAGAATGTTATTGTAAGGACATCAGCACCAGTTCTTGTAAGGGCGTTTACTGGATTTGGTGACACTGGAACGGGTTTTCTACCAGCCAATCCTAATACGGCTTTTGGAACACCAACCAATGTGCCAGCCAGTCCAAATATCTTTAGAGATTATGTTGCTAATGGAGCACCAGACCCTACTGGTATATTTATGATAGATATGACACAATTCATGCTTCAATTTACCAGCTTTGGTGGTGCTGCTCAAGTCATTCAAAATTTGATTAGTGTGACATTCATTCAAGTTGTTCCAGGCGGACCAAATCGTTTTTATACATCAGCTACTATATTGAATAACACCTATTTAACTGTTGGTGCGACTTATCCAGTCTTAGCTTCAGTGGGAATGCTTTATTTTAATGTGGCAGATGCTAGAACAGCAGGTTTAACAGCGGTATCTGCTATTTCATTTCTTAATAGCACAAATGGCACTATGATGGCTTTGAGTTCTCCAAGTGTTTATAACGCCACATACTATCCGCTAGGTTTACAATAATAAATGGAGACTATTATAGAATGGCAGCACAATCTTCCTTAGACCTTTCAACACCGTTAAATCGCTTGAACGCTCTTCCTACGGCAATTAATTGGAGAAATGATGTCTGGAGTCCTACAACAGTCTATTATAAAAATGACATTGTAATCTCTCCGATTACTAGTGGCTCTTATATTAACATTAGTTCTTCAACAACGACTAGAGGTGGTGGCGACCCATCAACGAATGCCTCAGCATGGTTTGTCTTTGGGAGCGGGGCGGCAGGTGTTCAAGAAATCCAGGGCTCTGAGTACATCACAGTAGGCCCAACATCTACTCCAGAGATAACGAATAACGGTGTTTGTGATATTGCCATTGGCAATAATTTGAATAATCTTGGGACACAGAATGACCCTATTTTAGAAGACCTTGGCATTATATCTGTTCTTGCTAATCCTGGTATTTCTATTACAGGAAATACGGTGACTAATACGGGTGTTATTTATATCAATGGTGGGCCAGAGATTGTTGTAACGGGTAATTCAGATATCACTTTGTCTCATACAGGTGTTATTTCACTAACGCAGGCGGCGACACCTGGCTTAACGGTTGGAGCAGGTTCATCGCCATTAATTACTAATACGGGTCTATTGTCTGTCTCAGCAAGCACTGGTATAACAAATAGTAGCACAGCTCAGACACCAAATTTATTGAATGCTGGAGTAATAGATATAAGTGGTAATGGTTCTATATTGATATCTGACTTTCCAAATATAAAATTATCAACGACGCATCCTTCTATTAGTCTCATAGGCACCTTAGTTAATGCTGTGATGACTCCTAGCCCTACTGTTAGCAGCGCCTTCACTCCTATTCCGGGTAGAATACCTATTACACAAATTCCTGGTTCAGTGTGGGCTACAAGTATTGCTACTCAACTGCCTTATTCTACTGGCACATTTATCATTCATGTATCTCTTGGAACAGTTACAACAGCATCTTCAGGTCAGCCTAATAATTTCGGCACTATAAAGATTACTATATTTGATAGCATTCATAATGTATCTTACCCAGTTCCTGATGCTTTCAATGATTTTAATGAGTTTCGAAGTAATTCAAGAAATTTTCCTGTAATCGGAACAACGACAGTCAGGTTTCCTTTATTACGTATTGTAATAGATTTAGAAACTCTTTGGGCGACTGGATTCCGTCAGATGACAGATATACTGCTTACAGTGGGTCCTGGTTCTGGTTCTGTTAATTCATTATCACTCACTGCTCAGACTACAAATGTCTTTGCGATGTATAATCCTGCTGTAATTTATGCTTAAGATTTACCACCTATAAAGTTAGAAAGCATGTGCGCACCATAAGAAGCATAGAGACTTGAAAAAAGGCTTCTGATACCAGTTATAAAATTAATAGGTCTTACTTCAACACCTGGTATGAGATATCCAGCAATTTGGTAAATAGGGTCAGCTCTGTTATAGATGCGTCTATGTAATCTATTTCCTCCAAGCTCTTGAGGCTCAACGGCTGCGTTATACGACAGGCAGTTTCGTATTAATCCCATTCGTAGAAATCTATCTAGTATTGCTCCACCTAGAGAGTGACCTACACCAATGTAATGGTATTGAGAACGTGGATATCTTTTCTGAACTTCCAAGAGGGTTTGTAAATCCGCTTGGAATCGGTCAGTGCTATCTAGAGTGCCTAGGGCGATGTTAGGCCATGCTGCGAAATCTCGTGAGTCAGATGTACCTCTTACAGATACGACAATGACGTTTTCATATTTATAGAATTTTAGTGTAGGTGTTGCGTGGAATAGACTGAAGTTTCCTATATTAAGAAGAGTCCGTCCAGTATAAGCTGATTGAGCCATTTGTTGCATGTGATTAAGGGTTAGCATTCTATATTATAAATTGAATTTCTTTTTGTATGCTGATACGTTTTTGTCTATATCAGTGGAGTTTCCCCATAGAATATAATAAGAAAGAAAACCTGCCTTTGTTGGGTCATTGGTTCTTAAGTCTTTGAGGTGTCGTATTCTATATCTTTGGCGCTGCTGCTTGTCATGTGTAAGAGTATAATCATCTGCTGTTGCCTGACCAAAGTGTGTTGTGCGTGTCCTGCCTGTATCAGTCTCAAAGATAGCCATTAGTTTCTTCTCGGGCTTTGTAGAAACTTGTACAGATATAAGCTTCATTCTATATACTTTATGGATTTTTATCTAATGGGTGTGTATATGGAGGTAGCTGAATCTGAATTTACAGAGATAATTAAATATCTTGAAGAGCATCCTCTTGAGACAAATAAGTATCGTAAGAAGGTTGGTGATGGTAAAAGTCAATGCTTTGGGATAGTTAATAAGCGTTCCGAGATTCCAGATTTATCTAGGCAGTGCTGGCTTCATGCCCCGCTATACCGCTTGCTGTTGGACTATGCTAGAAAGCATGTCAAGATTTCTTTTACTGGAATACAAGTGAATCAGAACTACTCTTCAAAGCCTCATAAGGATATTGGTAATCTAGGAGATTCTTATATAGTTGGATTTGGAGATTATACAGGTGGGGAATTAAATGTCTGGAATGTGAATCATGACATAAGACATAAACCATTAATCTTTAATGGGGCAGAAAATCTACATTGGACTCAGCCTTGGCAAGGGACACGGTATAGCTTGGTCTTTCACACACTGCTTCCTAGATTTCCCTTAATCAGAAGTCTTGAGGACTATGATGTAGTATGTGTAGAGAATGTCTGGAAGATACGCTACACTGACCTAGATGGTGAGGTAAGGTATCTTTCGAAGAAAAATGGTTTGCCTCATCCGCTGAGGGGTCGTAAGAAAAGTTAAAAAATTATTGAGAATC